GTTAGGGAAAGGCCTAGGTATTAAATCCAGGGCCCAAGATCGTACCACTGCTTTACAAGGCCTTTCGCAAGTCGGTATCTCGTCCTACCCATCAGGGGAACAGAGTTATATTCCCCTAATTCTCGTTCGAGAATCCAACCGCGAATCGCTTTAAGCCTTGTACGGTCTCCTAGGATTCGGAAGATGGAATTCCATCCGCCAGACCTTAATAGGGACGCGCCTATGACACTCAGGGTATCATCCCTGTTTTTCATAGACCAAAGAGAAGCTAACAAGTAGCCCTCTGTGTCGTCATAACGAGTTAAACTCGTCTCAGCCAAGAACTTGTAGTTATAACCTTCCCACCCTAGGGTGCGAAGGTTTGTACAAGCCTTGGTGGGGGAGGCTTCGTCAAAGTTAGAAACGAAGCCACCGTCTCCTTGACCATCAGGTATCCGTAGCCGCAAGGCCACAGGCACATGTTGGACGAGAAGATCAAACACAGGACGAAGTCTGGAATCACAGCCGTAAGAATTCCGGCGGTGCGCCATTCGTCGAACTGCGTTTGCCAACCGAAAAACGGACTGAAGTGACTGCACTCTATCTTTTAGATAGATTGGTTTAACGTCCGAACCCAGGTAGAAATGAGCACCACAACTTTCGCGAAAAGGAGAGTCGACATGACTCCTCTTAACGTTAATGCGAAAACCGTAGAACTCAAGACACCTGGAGAAGAGCGAATAGGCGGCCGACGGCAATATAACATCATCGCCATAGGCACTGACTCCTTCAGTTGGTAACTGAAGGTATTCTGTGCAGCATAAAGCTACTGCATAGAATATCAGAGATTCGAGCTGAAAAGTGAAGCCGTTCCCCATACTGGAGAACTTCTCCCATTTAAAGCTTGACCCGCCTACCTTACCGTAGTGAGAACGACATGCATCCATCAAGTGGTACCACCGGGGAGGCAAGATAGCCTCTACGACGGCACTCGAGATAGAATCACTAGCGCTGCTCAAATCAATAGTCGCGAGGAAGTTAGTTTTACTACCTTCTTTCGAGAGATTTTGATTCTTGCTTTGCCAGCGCAAATCGATCCCACGCCGTCGGAGACGTTTACCGACCATGTCGCCGATTGAACTTTGGAACCAGAGGTTTATCCCTGGTTCGACGGCGATAACTCGATCAGTAGACGCATCCTTGGGCACAGTGATCACCTTATTCCCGATCTCATACGTTGGAAACGCATTTGACCGGAGTATTCTACTCCACGCGGGGTAACAAACCTCGAGCGTTTCGAAGGGGATAAGGTCGTACAGATCACGCGTTATTCCAGTTTCACACTGGAACTTTTTGGCTGGACTAGCGTCCCTACGTCTTATCAACGTAGAGGCGCCAGGACCCCAGTCTGGCATACTGAAGAACTCTTCAGCATCAAAGTCGCCAAGGATACTCTCTATTTTTCGAATAACTGCATTATGCAGGTAGACGACGTTGCCCTTATAAAGAGGGTCGTTAGAGAGGTCCCTGAATCGACGATTTGTTTGCTTACACAAAGCTTCGAATTTCCAAAACTTTGTAAGAGCCACTTGTTCCAAATCGACGTCCATGGTTAAACCCGTGAACTTCGCGAGGAATTTCGTGGCTGCGTAAGCATCCCGGCAAGCCTCCATCGTGAGATAGAGACTAGGATTGAATTCGAGTTCAGCTATCTGACTATGCTCCATATTTCTATAGAGGATAGCGACAGTCAGAGCCCGAGGACAATCAAGGGACTGAAGGTACTCCAGTATAACCTCGGATTCAAAACCCGAGGCTACACGGTACGACAAGGCTCCCTTAAGGAAGCCCTTGGCATGCTTCTGAGAAGACACGTTAACTCCTTAGAGGAGAACCTGCTAGGATACGGCGAGATTAAGCGCCGTATACGGACTCAAGATTCACGACAGCTGCCAGAACGGGCGTAGCGGTAGCATCCGCTGGCGTTCCGTCCGAAGCAGCGATCGTGGTCGAGAGCGAAGACACAACAAGACTGGCCAGGATGGTTCTCTGGGCAGTAGTGCTGCGTTCCGGCAGGAACCACTCCCCCTTATACATGAGCTCGTACGCTTTCGTCGGCGCCGGCAGAATGCCACTCGCAGACGAATCGCCGTTGGTCTCAAGGATAGGGTAATGGAGCATGTGCGTGACTTTGGTCACTCGGCTGTCCTTGGTAGGAGGCCGAACGCTCAGAGTCATGCTGATAGCGCCAACATACGCAGAAGCGGCGCGATCCACGTACCTTGCAACCCCGTTCGAAATCCGTTCGGGGCTCAAAGTCGTGTCATATCCAATAGCCGCGTCCGTGGTGGACAATTGATTTGCCAGCACGTTCGCGATAGTGGACAATTTCACGGCTGCAATAGCAGACAAGTGAGTACTCCTTAGTTAAACTGAGGATGTAGTCGGTCCTCCTAACGCTTGAATGCAGCTCTGAGAAGAGCCAAACCGTTTAACGCATGATCAACCGAGGCTAAACCGTTCTTAAGGACGGGAAAAGACTGTTTCGGAAACGTCGCGAGACGAGTCCGATTCAACCTTACCGTTTCTCGAGAATAGTCGCCATGATCGATCATTGTGACGGTTGGATTCAACGGAGCTGCACCGGCGTAGTCGACTACGGAGTGTGCCACCTCTCGAGTGAAGTTGGTTCGGCTACCTTCTAGAAAGGTTAACCCGTCATAAGACGATAAAGTCTCAAGAAAGGGACCTACTGGAAGAAACCAATCAACGACAAACGAGAATGGCAGTATTTCCCAGACGAGGTTGACTGGGTTTGTGAAGCCTGTTTGAGCCAGAAACGACTTGAGGGGGTCTTGGATCTTAAATCGAACGCTAATCTTGCATTTGGTCTTACCGTTGACGAAATATCGTCCGCGGAGACCATTTGCAGAGACGTTGCGCAAGAAATAGGACCCCTTACCTTCCGACGTTGCCGTCCCAACAGCTGTTACCGCACGAACGAAGTCCTCGTCCTCATTGAATATGGACAAGGACTCGAAGGCTCCGTGGATATCGTGAAGGAGGGGTTTCCAACCGTATTGAAGAGCTAGCCAATTTTGGGCCAGCGTCTTCGACGCGGAAGGACCACCACCTGGACCATATCTTAGGTTCCCTCCGGCAAATAGTCGATTAGCTGCAAGGGTGTAATTACGACCCGTCAGTTGCTTTTGAATAGCAACTGCTTGAGGTGAGAGAGTATTGCGAAAGCGCTTCAACTTAGAAGCAGCCAACGCAAAATTCCCTCGCTTCAAGGCGTTAATCGATCCGGCGATGTTGGTAGCCGTCCCGGCTATCAATCTCGTCAGCTGACCTATTTGGGCGAAATCC